ATATAAATAAAGAGAATGTATCCGAAGCTCAAGAAGCTTTACATCTTGCAAGTAAAGACCTTATCGCTTTTGGTAAGTTATTTCTACCAAATGATTTCATGCGAAGTGAGACTCCTTTTTTCCATTACGAGATTGCAGATATAATAGATGATAAGAGTATAAAACAAACTGCAATTATTATTCCAAGAGGACACGGAAAAACAGTACTTACAAAGGCTTCTATATTAAAGGACTTTCTTTTTTGCCCAAAGGGTGATTTTTTATTCTATGCTTGGGTATCAGCAACTCAGAAATTGTCAGTGGGGAATATGGATTATATAAAACATCACCTTGATTATAATGAGCAAATTAAGTATTATTTCGGTAACATGAGAGGGGGTAAATGGACAGAAGAAGATGTGGAGTTGTCAAATGGGTGTAAGTTAATTAGTAAATCTAATGTGTCTGGTATTCGTGGAGGAGCTAAATTACATAAGAGATATGATTTAATAGTACTGGATGATTTTGAACATGAAGCAAACACAATTACAAGAGAAGCAAGGGATAAGAACGCAAATCTTGTCACTGCCGTTGTTTATCCTGCACTTGAGCCTCATACTGGTAGGTTGCGTGTTAATGGCACTCCCGTACATTATGATTCCTTTATTAATAATCTTCTTACAAGTCATGACAAAGCTAAGAAGGCTGGTGAAGAATTTGCTTGGAATGTGATTACATATAAAGCAGTCATAGATAATGGTTCTGCTTTGTGGCCTTCATTTTTCAGTGAAAAGAAGTTAAAGGAGAAGAAAAAGTTTTATTCAGACTCAGGGCAACCTCAAAAATATTATCAAGAGTATATGATGGAGGTAATGAGCGATGAAGATGCAGTATGGAATAGGAAGCATGTTAATTACTGGGATGGGTACTATCAACACGAAAATGGAGTGAATTATATTGTAACGGATGGGGAACAATCACCAGTTAACACATTTATAGGATGTGACCCTGCCACAGATATAGATACTAAGCATGCTGACTTTAGTGTAATCATGGTAATCGCAATTGATTCAAATAATGAGTTATATGTTTTAGAATATGAAAGGCATAGAAGTATTCCTACCATTGGTAGTAAATCTCCAGATAATGGGGAGATAATTGGTAAGAAAGGGGTTGTTGATTATATATTAGAATTACATGAGAAATATAACTGTATATCGTCAACAGTTGAGGACGTAGCTATGAACAGAAGCATATTTCAGGCTCTAAATGATGAAAGAAGGAGGCTAAATAGGTTCGATATTGCAGTAATTCCTGAGAAACCAGGCGGAACACAGAAGCGAAATCGTATTTATAGTGGTCTTTCAGGCCGTTTTAGTACAGGAACGGTACATTTGAGGAAAAATATGTTTGATTTAATCAACGAAATTGTTACTTTTGGGCCCAAAATGGCGCATGACGACACAATAGAAAGTCTTTATTACGCACAAGTGCACTCGTTTCCTACGAATATGAAGCGTGATAAAGAAAAAAAACAATGGTTTAAACCAAAGCGAAAAGCTAAACATTGGCTTGTCGCATAATATCATAGGAGATTAACAAAATGGACAAAGGAATGAAAGATAATGAGTAAACTATCAAAACGCAGAGAAAAAAGAGCATCTCAGAACAAATGGATTCTTGGTGAAGCCCTTACTAAAAGAGGTCGTGCAAGGAAACAAGCCCGTAAATCAGCGTCAGCTGTGGAAAAGAAAACGGGAAAAAAGATAAGTCCATCAACGGCTAAACAATCTGGTAAAATCTCGAAAAAGGATTTAAAAGGAGTCGAAGTAACGAAGAAGGGCGGAGCATTTCCGAAGTACGCAAAGAAATCCAAGAAAGCCGAATCGTTTAAATCAGCTTTTGCAAAAAATTGCAAGGGCAAAGGATCTGGCGATTCTTTTTCTTGGGATGGTCGTTCTTACAGTTGCGCAAGAGCATCGGATAAAAAAAAAGTAGCTCCTAAACAGAAGAAAAACGCTCCAAAAGCAGGCGAAGAATTGGCTTCTATTCCAGGACTAGGGCCAGAGAAAAAATATACGAAAAAACAAATAAAAGATTACAATGAGTGGAAGAAAGGTGGTTTCAAGGAATATCCCAAATCTACAATTTGGTAAGCGTTCAAAGTCTCGACTGGTAGGCAATGCCGAGAACTAGTAATAAAAAGAGAGCTCAAGTTAACAAACAGCTTTGGGAAAAAGCTAATAGTAGTCATAGGCAGAGATGGCAGACTCTTAGCCAGAAAGGTTTTGATTTTTATTTAAACGAGCAACTTTCAAAAATTGAGGTAGATGCATTACAAGAAGCTGGTATGCCTACATTCATTATTAACAGGGTAACTCCTATTATTGAAATAATGAAGTATTTTGTTACGGCTAACAATCCAAGATGGAAAGCAGTGGGAGCTACTGGCGATGATGTAGACACAGCGCAAGTTCATTCAGATATAGCAGATTATTGTTGGTATTTATCAAATGGTAAGTCATTGTATAGTCAAGTTGCTCTTGATGCCCTTACAAAAGGGGTTGGATATTTTCTTGTAGATGTAGAGAGAGATTCTGACCGTGGTATGGGTGAGGTAATGTTTAAAAGAGTTGAGCCATATGATGTATATGTAGACCCTGCTAGTAGGGATTTTTTATTTAGAGATGCTACATTTATAACTATAAGGAAGAATCTTTCAAGGTCAAGTTTGATAAATATGCTTCCTGAGCATGAAGCTAAAATAAAGAAGGTTTCTCGAAGCACAGAAGTTGTATCTTATTCACAAAGAGATACAGACGAATCATTCAGTACTCAGCCTGAAGATATTACAATGGGTGTTAGTTTAGACGCTGAGGATGAGGATATTATTCCATACTATGAAACTTATTCTAAAAAGAAGTTAGCTTATCGAAATGTTTTTATGACCGTTAAGCCAACTCCAGCTGAGATTAGTTTATTAAAAGGTGAAATAGAAGAAAAGATTGAGGAGTATCGTAAAGAGATTGAAGTTGGTTTAGTTGAGAAACAAATGCAACTACAAAAGGCTTTGGAATCTGGCGAAATAATACCAGAAAGAGCGAAACTGGAGTTAGAAAGAGCTCATAAAATGGCTGCTCAGGCAATAGAAGAACATGAAATGGAAATGATGTCTCAAGCTCAAGAAGCTGCCAGTACTATTGTAAATCAGGTAATGACTGAAAAAGATTATCAAATACTATCTTCAGGTAAAGGTGTAGAAAAGACTATTGTTGATGCTATAAAGTTTTATGAAAATAGGATTATGCTGACTTGTACTGTTGGTGATGATACATTTTTGTATGAGTACCAGCTTCCGATTAATGAATATCCTATAATTCCTATTCCTTATATGTACAGCGGAACCCCCTATTCAATGAGCGCAGTTGTTCCTCTTATTGGTAAACAGCAGGAAATAAATAAAGCTCATCAGATTATGTTACATAATGCTAATTTAGCTTCTAACCTAAGGTGGATGTATGAGGAAGGTTCTATTCCTGAAGAAGAGTGGGAACAATATTCTTCGTCTCCTGGGGCTTTATTGAAGTTTAGACAGGGGTTTACACCTCCAACACCAGTATTACCAGCTCCTATAAACAATGCTTTTTATACAGTCGTTCAAGAAGGAAAGTCAGACGCTGAATATATAAGTGGTGTTCCATCTACGATGATGGGATTTACAAAAGAACAACCTGAAACATATAGAGGTTTACTTGCGAATGATGAATTTGGAACAAGAAGGTTAAAAGCATGGATGGGTAGTATAGTAGAGCCTTGTTTAGAACATTTAGGGAAAGTGTTCCAGCAGATGGCTCAAAAACATTATTCAGTAGAAAAGGTATTTAGAATTGTACAGCCAGAAGCAGGCCAAGTTCCTCAAGAGGAAAAAGAAGTAAAAATTAATATACCTATATATAATGATTATGGTGAGGCAATAGGAAAATATAGAGATTATGCTAGTGCAAGGTTTGATGTCAGGATTATAGCTGGAGCTACGATGCCTGTTAATAGGTGGGCTCTACTTGAGGAGTATTTTAGGTGGTTCCAGGCTGGATTGATTGATGATATAGCAATGATAGCAGAGACTGACATTAGAAATAAAAAGTCAGTTATTGAAAGAAAGTCCATGTACTCTCAAATGCAAGGTCAGATATCTCAGATGGAAGAAGCCATGAAAGATAAAGAAGGAACTATTGAAACATTAGAACGTCAACTTGTTCAGGCCGGCATTAAAATGAAGATAGGAGAGGCTGGCACTGAAATAAGAAAAGATGTTCTTGAGACTGAAGCTCAGCAAAAGTTGTTTAGAGGTTTAATGAAGGGTGAATTTGAAAAGATGAAGGCTGAGATGAAGGCAAGTGTTAAAGAAAGTAATAATTCTACTGGGTAAATGGCTAATTGGAAGAAAGAAAGATACCCTAGTATGTCGAGAAAAGGCAGTCGGAATGGTAGGTGGATAGATGGAAGCAGTCAAACACATTATAGAAATAAGGCTAATGCTCCTGAGGGTAAGGTAGTTCATCATTTAGACAGTAATAAATCAAATAATAGTAAAAGTAATGTTAAAGTTATAAGTAAGGCCGAACACAATAAGGAACATCCTGAAAAAGGTGGTAACAGAAAGTGTAAGAGCGGCTTTACTTGGAGTAAAAAAACAAAAACATGTGTAAGATTAAACATTTTATCTTAATTGTTTTTGTTTTAACTTAGTTAAAGTGAAAGGAAATCACACATGAGTCAAGAACAAGTAGGTAACGCTGAGATGGCCCCCGAAAGTGATGATTCTCAACCCGGATATGTTAACACATCTGATGACTTTTTTGCTGCATTAGATGAAAGTGTTAATTCCGGTATAATAGACGAACCTTCGCCGTCAACCTCGGACATAAACAGTGATAATACACTGTCGAGCCCAAGTGAAGTTCAATCAGTAGTTTCTGGCAGTGATGCAGAGACTATGAAAAAAAGGTATAGTGATTCAAGTAGAGAGGCAAAAAGGTTAAACAGCAAGCTTAGAGAGCTGGAACCTTATATGCCGGTACTTGAAGCTATGCGCGACGACCCCAATTTAATTACACATGTACGTAATTATTTTGAGGGTGGTGGTCAGACACCTCAAAATATGGCTGAAAGACTCAAACTTCCAGAGGATTTCGTGTTTGACGCTGATGACGCTTTTTCGACTCCAGATTCGGATTCGGCAAAAGTGCTTGGAGCTACGATTGATGGTATTGTCCAACGTAGGCTTGGAAAAGAGCTTGCAGGACAAAGGACTGAGAATCATAGATTAGCAAAGGAAACCAGTTTTAGACAGACACATGAGATGTCTGACGAAGAGTGGTCTACTTTTGTAGATTTCGCAAAATCCAAGTCACTAGAGCTTGAAGATATTTATTATCTAATGAATCGCGGTAATCGTGATGAGAAAATAGCTAACAGTACAAGACAGGAAATACACGATAAAATGCGTGAGGTTCAAGAAATTCCTGGTTCTCTTGCTACTACTGGCGGAGCACAGGTCGAGAAATCAACTGACGACAGAGTATTTGAAGCCATCTTAGGTTCTGACGGTGAATTAGAAAAAGCTTTTAGTATTTAATAATACTTTAAGTTTTTAACAATTAACTAAAAAGGTGATAAAATGGCTGATGTATTTGGTGCAAGTACTTATTCAGATGTAGCAACGTGGTCTGATGGTACTTCAAAAGACACAGGTGACCTTAGACGAAAATACAATTTTGGAGATAGAGTTTCTGAGCTAAACATTGCTCAAGACCCTTTCTTCCGATTTGTATCTAAAGTTGCCAAAAAGCCTACCGATGACCCAGAGTTCAAATTCACAGAACGTAGACCTTCTTATCATAAGCGTTATGCATATGTAATTGGCTATGATTCTGGCTCCAATGTTTTTACTGAAGCTGAATTGAAAACTACTGGTAATGCATCTTTATCTACTTCCACAGGTCAACAAGTAAAACTCCTGATGGCTACTGATTATAAATCTAGTGGTAATCTTGGGAGCGCTATTGGCAATTCAGCCAATGACGTACTTGTTGGACAGTCAGGAACCCAGCCGGGATTTTTCATAGAAGACCAAATTTTAAAGGTCAACTTGAGTAATACCGATGCTGGTGGAATGTCAACTGGAGCAGCAGTTACGTCTAATGATGTAGATGATTACATCCTTGTTCGTGTTGATACTGTTCATGCTAATGAAAGTGGTTCTGTAACTTTCCACGATTTATCGGATGGAGCTGCAGAAGACGATGGAGCAAGAACAGCATACTGGACTCCAGTTACTGGAACGATTGTTAAAGCTACAAGTGCGACTACTATTAAGTATTTAGCAAGTTATTGTGGGGATGACCCACTTGGTACTGTTTACAGTGCTAACATAGCTAATGTACTTGAAAAAGCTAGGTCGTATGTTGTAGGTAATGCTCACGGTCAAGGTACAGGCTACCCAGAGACTTGGAAAGATCAACCTTTCTCGACTGGTTTTGGACTTACTCAAATTTGGAAAA